ATAACAGACAACATGATAAAACCAAAGATACCCAATTCAATAACTAAGTAATCTTCTGACTTAGTATTCCTAATGAGTTTATTAGTATCTTTTATAAAGGAAATTACGTCCTCTATATCTCCTTCAAACCCATTAAGACTAAACCACTCACCAATCCAATCTTTCTTTGATACCTTAAAATAAGTATCTTCTAGATACAATCGATGTAATGAGTCTAATTTATAGTGAAACCTATCATTAATCACTACATAATCATCAATCACTTTATAACTCTCTAGAATCAAATGTAACACCACCCTTACGATACAAACAAAATATTTCTTTACACCATAATAATACCATATTTGTAAAGAAGTGTAAATTTAAAATAAAAAGAGGTAGCATTACTACCTCTTTAAATAAACATATAAAGTATTGAGAATATAAAACAAGTAATAGAACACACAAAGAGTACCATAAATGTAATTCTAAATACTGAAAAACTTAATCTACCTTTTGTATTATCTAAATCGTCTTTTAACGAGAAATAGAATGAAACAACAAAGAATGGTAATGTTAAGACAAAACATCTTGAAGTTAGATATGAGATGCACATAAATAAATCAGATACAGTCAAAACAATCACTCCTCTAAACTAATTACTCTAGTAGTAGTGTAATCAACATTATAGCCCCAACCATCATCAATTAGGTTATGCTTGAATGCCAAACCACGAATAGCCTCATTAACAACCATCTCTAAGTCTTCTTCTGAATTGTCACTTGTACAATCATAAATACTAAAACAATCTCTACTATCTTCTAAATCTTCTTGCATAAGATGTAAAATATCTTCGTCCCATACATGAGGAACATATTCCTTACACCTTGAAATATAGAATTCAGTCATAGTATCATCTACTAAATGCATACAGTCAACATAACAGAAATCTTCATAATCATTAATGTCAGGGAACTTTTTAAATAATTCCTTACCCCATGTAACAGCCTCATCAAAGGTATTAAAATAGATAGGTGAAAATACATCATGTTTTTCTAGGTGAACGATATACTTATAAACAATATCATCTGCATAATACGTTTTATAGAAAATATCCTCACGACAAGAATAAAACTCACCCTTAATACCTTTAATGATAAAGTCACCATCTCTAACAGACATAGCACCTTCTAATGTCCTTAGAAATAACTTACCATCACAATTATAGAAACAATTATCAGTTCCTACTTCTTCCTTTAATAATCTAGTAGATTCTTCATCATGATAGAAGAACTGAAATGCTTCTACTGTTACAGGCTTTTTAATATACTTTCTCATTACTTTCCTCTCGTAACTAAATAAGCAGTCGTAAACCTAACAGAATCTTCTAAGGACAATACTTTTACATTACCATTCTTACCCTTAACATATGTCAAAACCTTAACAACCCTATCAGGCTCTTTAAAAGTATGTTTTACCACAACATAATGTCTAACAACCTTAATATCTTTATTTAAAGACTCGTCTACGTCAGCCTCATAAACACTTAAATCGCCATCAATACCACCTAAACGTGCCTTAACTTCCTTAGGTGTATCTCCAACCTTCATCTTAGACCAATCTAAATCAATATTTCTAAACTCTTTCATCCCACTAATAGTAGGTTCTTTTGTAAAACCATAACTAGCATACAATAAACTATCATTTAATGTCAAAGTATCCCCCATAACACTTGTATAAGGCTTCTCTAATAGAGAATCAGACGGTGGCATATCAACCACCAAACTAAGAATACCACCGATAACCATAATGAACACCAAAGCAGAAAAAGACACAGCAAGCCAAGTTTTCATAGTCCCATCTTCATTATAACCAAATTTCTTATTCATAATATAACCTCCTAAAATTAAACCCCTATAAAATACGATACGCTAAAGTAACAATGCCTAAAGAGAGAACATGACAAAGTACTGAAATACATACCAAACTATAAAGTCCTTTGTGTAAACAATAACAAGTAACCATAAAGAATAACAAAGTCAATAAAATATACATAGCAACCATTCTCAATCACCCCTTAAAAAACTTAATGAAACTATGTAAACAATTCATAAAACCATCACTAAACATCCTATTGCAAAAGAAAGAAGTCACATCTGTAGGCTTAAATATATGCTTAAACAACATATAGTATTTAAACCATACGACATAAAAATTAAAATTATTTACTTTTACCTTAGCACTCTCTCCATCAACACCTAAAGTAACAGATAAGTAGTAATCCATACAAAACTTGATATCATCTATTCTAATATCATTAATATTAATAGGAGCAATATCAAAAGGGAATTTACCACCAAATGACTCATCTAATAAAGCTAAGGATACAACATCAATCCAACCAATAGTAGAGGATTCATAATCATTAACTAGAATATGACACCTAATATAATAATCATCTAAAAACTTATAATAACTATCAATTTGTATACTTCTGCTTGTCTCCATAATATACTATCGCCTTCTCTTTTATATCATCTGAAACAGTAAAAATATTATAAATACCATCAAATAAAAAATCTTTACCCATAATAACACCACTCTCTGATACAAAGAATTTAGTGTTTGGATAATACCACCTTAAAGCCTTTAGTATAAAATCCTCACTATAATCACACACTATACATCAACACCATTCTTGATAAAAGTAACCTACACAAACAGTAAAACCATTGCCATCAGGGATAACACCCATATAAGAATGCTTTTTATTCCTAGTTAGAATTTTGATAGCCTTATGAACTTTAACAAACCCATCTTTAAAATGGTATAAACGAAAATACACTGCAATCACTCCTATTAAATAACAATTACTATATTTGTTGACATTATAATAACATACTTGTAAAGTTTTGTAAAGCATAAAATGAAAAATAAAAAGGAGATAGTATTTTCTACTATCTCCTCAAATATTAAATCTATTATTTTTTACACAACTTCAATACTTCTTTTTGTATCAACTTAGAAATCTCTATGTTATTACATAACAATAAAATCCTACCCTTATTCAAAGCACCATCTTTAATAGATAGTAGCATTTTTTTACCTTCATCTGTCGTAAAGTACTGTTGATACTTTGTCTTTAACACAGCAAAAGGAATATCTTTATCAGTAATATAAGAATATAACTTAATACAAGAATCTAAATCAAAGTCTGCAGTATCACCCTTAAAAGGTTCAACTAGAAAACGATAACTAGCAATCTCACCACTTGCATCACCATAAGTACAAGGTACTAATTGCTTTTCCACTACTTTATAATCAGCTGTCTTAGCTTTACGTGTTCTTTTCTTAGAACCTTTATATGCCCACAGTAACTCATCTTTTAACACACGTAAATCATTAGCATCTGACAACAACATATCCTCTGACAAAGGAATATCCTTACCAGCACCAACTGCACCTTTAACCATATTTAAGTTATTATTAAACATACGATATTTATACTCATCAATTGTACGTTTTGTTACTAACAATATAGCATATTGAGTATTAAATTTAGAATCCCTACGACATACCCGACCTATCGCTTGAATCATGTTCTTAGTTGAAAATGAGATATCATAGAATATAATCGTATTGCATTTCTGTAGATTGACAGATTCAGTCCCAGCTGACGTAATTAACACAACATCCCTAGAACCTATATTTTCCTCTACTGCTTCCCTAACTTTAATATTAATAGAACCAGTAACCTTATGTATCTTACCTAAGTTAAGTTTTTTCTTATTCTTCTTTAGAATAGATTCTAATCTAGAAATTGTCTCTTTATACTCAGCATAGATAATAACACTATACCCATTACTAAACGCACCCTCTAAAGAATTTAAAAGTAATTCTTCTTTAGGAGAATACTCTGTATCACAGTAATTAGCTAATAGGTCTTCCATCGTATCATCTGTATATACCCTATCCACGAAACGCTGTAAATCATGCATCCTACGAGAGAAATTCCTAGCATCATCTTCAAAGTTCAAAATGCCACTAGACACTCTCCTATATATCTCGTAATCTTTATCAGATAAATCACAATCTAAAGCAGTAAATTTAAGATTATACTCTTTACCCCTAACAATCATAATCTCATTAAGTTTTTCTCTAAGTATATCTAAATTCTTATACCCATAAACTTCTTTAACTTTAATTTTAGTAGGCTTACCACCACGTTTAATATATTGGTCTCGTAAATTCCACAACGTAAAATTATTATCAAATGTATCTTTCTTCCCTAAGAAACCAGGAGCAGAAAAATTAACTATATTATATAAGGAATCTAGAGAGTTAAGAATAGGTGTAGCAGTCATGAGCCATACAATAGAACACCTAGAACGAATACTAGACATAATCTGAGAATACTTACTCTTCTTATCCTGTAACTTATGGGCTTCGTCTACATTTAAAATCATAGATACGTTTCTTGATTTTAACTCAGCAGTAATCCTATCCAACTTTTCTAATTGAGTATCCGTACACACAAAAATACGATTTGTATCTAAATTATAAGAAGTATAATCTGCAGAAATAATCCCTACATCATCTTCACTCAATAGAAGTTTTTCAAACAACTCTCTCCTAAAAGCCTTTAAAGCCTTAACAGGACATACAATAATAGATACAACAGTATTATAC